TCCAGCCGTTCCCGGTCCCGCGCCTCCGAACGAAGTCGCGTTCTGCTTGAACTGCGTAGAGAAAGTCGAGCCACCAGGGAGACCCGATCCCCCTTGCTGAGCTCCTACGTACCACGTTGCGAGACTAATACCTGCAACGAGGCCGAGAATAAGATTGGTGCGTTTCATGACACGGCCCCGGATTGCAGGACCGTAAGCTCCACGCTATCAGTCGGAGCCCCAACAGCCGTCACTCGCATGCGAACGGCTGTTACCGGAGAGACGAGAGTGGCATAGGCATCAGCAATCGCTGCGTCCATTCCGGCGAGAGCATTCCATGTATCAGTGTCCGGATCGTAGCCCTCCGCCCAGATGTCACTTTCGGTGTACTCGACTGTGTACGTCGGTCCTGGAGTCGGATCGATCAGAGTCCGAAGACTGACGTTGAACGGGTTGAGATACTGATCGAGCGGAATCGGATCTGTCTGTCCAACATCCGTGACAGTGATTCTGATAGGACGCATGTCGCCTCCCGAAGTGAGGGTGCGCCTTTCACGGCGCACCCCCAAGCCAAGTGATGCCGATGGATTCGAGCTCAGTTGTTGAACGTCGAACCGTCGACTAGCCCCGGCGCAGCGTAGTTGCCGCTGAAGAACACCTTCGGCTGACCCGCGATGTTGAACTGCGCCGCGATGAGCGCATCGTCCGCGAACCAGTTGTTGCAGAACAAACCGGAATTCGCCGCGAGATCCCCCGCGACACCGGCCGAGAGATTGGCGTACACGTACGCCGCTCCGTTCTGCATGAAGAAGTTCCCTGCGCACAGCAATCGCAGATAGATGCCCGCACCACCACCGGACGCAGCCACCGCTGAGAGCAGATCGACTCCGTTGTCGTAGAATCTGCACCCAAGGATCTGATTGTCCGACGTGCCTTCGCCTCCGCCCGCTGCGATCGCATGCTGCATGATGATGCCAGCACCAACCGAAGTGCCTCGGAAGAGAGAGCGCTGAATGATGCCCTCGCTCGCCGAGAACGAATCGTCGGTATCGGACGGAACGAGCCGCAAGGCCGCTTCGGTCGCAGCCATGCCCGCGTCGCCGTCGAACACGCAATCGTCGAAGAGGAAGCCGTTGCCCCTCTGCACGACGACATCTGCATCCGTTCCTGCGAAGCGAAGATGCTGGAGAACGAGGCCCTGTGATGCTGCATTGCTCAACGCGATGCCGGTCGAAGGTACGATGTCCGGCCTTGCGTAGCCCGGAATCTGCGCGCCGATGAGCGACAAGTAGTTGAGCCCTGCCGGGATGACGAGATTCTCGTCGTACGAGCCAGGGAAAACGAACACCGTAGCCCCCGCGTCATCCGAGCACGCATTGATTGCGTCTTGGATCGCCGTGAAGGACTGGTTGCCCGTCGTCGAGAAAGCTCCGGTCTGATCGACGAAGAAGATCTGATTCGGCCGGTTGGGGATGCTGAGTTGTCCCCCTCCCAGCAGCGGGATGCCGAAGCTCGTCAACCCGTTTGGAAAGTTCGTGAATGGCATAACTTCCTCCGTTTAGAGACAGAGGGAGCCGAAGGCGCTCCCTACGCCTCAAGGTTGACGTTCAGACGCCCGCGGTGCCCCAGACGGTGCGCGGGTCCGTCCACCACGGCCAATACCGTTCCGTGGACTTGTACCGCATGCTGTCCGTCTCGAAGTCGCCTTCCATCGACTTCTCGAGGTTCCGCCGCATCATCAACTGCAAGCCGAAGGGAGCGTTCGTCCCGATCCACCACGCCGTTGTCGACGTGATACGCGAGAGGTTCGCTTGGCCCTCGGAGAGCAAGCCCATCGACTTGATGGGGTTGATGTCGTTGTTCGCGGCTCCCGTGCGCAGCACGCTCTTCAAAATCACCTCGGCCTGGAAGATGTTGCTCGGGCCGGTGATGATCTTGAGCGGTTGCAACCGGATACGCTTGCCGTTGTTGTCGACGGCGTTGCGGATCTGGATGAGCATCTGCTCCACGGAAGTCTGCGACATCGCTGCCGCGACGGTGAGTTGGTTGCTGAACGTCGTGCCGACGATCGGATGCGCGGTCGACACCAGAGACACGCCGTCGCCACCGAGATACGCACCGTTGAAGGCGCGGTTCAAGATGTTGGCGCACAGCGTCTCCTTCGTCTCGATCATGCTCTGAGCGAGGTGCTCGGAGTAGATCTTGCCGNTCTGGATGTGATCGCCGTCCTCGACCAGGATCTTCGTCAGAGCGAACGCGAGCCCGTAGACGCGGTACACGTAGCGGTAGATGAAGAGCACGCCACCGCTGTTGTACGTGACCGGGTTGCCGTCCGGAATTTCCGGTGCGGCCGGGAAGCCGTAGAGCACGGGCTCTTCGTGGTACGCCCGCTTGATGCCGGTGCGCTCCTTGAAGACTTGCCGCCACTCGTCGGCTCGTTGCTCGTACACGCCGTCGAAGATCTCGTTGAGGATCGGTTCGACTACCGACCGAAAGTCGGTACTACGCATTGGGACTGGCATAGCTATTTACCTCCTTTCAGGTTGGGTTAAACCGACGCGATGTCGGCGACGTACTGATGCTGCGAGAACTGCACGAGCACCCACGGGAACGAATCGCCCCAGTTGTTGTTTGCGCCGGGGACGAGTCCGATCACGCGGACGCCCGCGTTGGCCGCAGCCGAGGCCACGTCCAAGCCGACCGTTGCGAGACCCGTCGTCGCGTTGCCCGAGAGCGCGGTCCANTCGTACTGCTGNCCGATCGCTGTCGATGTNNAGCGTNNCGTTCGCCTGCAANTGATAGACCATGTTCGGGTCGAGGATGTAGTACGCGAGGATGTTCGTCGCGACGGTGTTCGCGAGCCACTTGTTCGAGTAGGTCTGCTTCCCGAGGGAATCGACGTACTCGACGCCTGAGAACACGCCGAGAGCTCGGTCCCCCGCCGCTGCCACGACCATGTTTCCGGCCGCNTTCACTGCGANCGGATAGCCGTGGTAGACGTTGGTGGCGTAGCCGGAAAGAAACGCCGGAGTCGGGCCTTGGCCCCGAATGATCCCCGACAGACTGTACGCTGGCAGGAACCCCTGCGGTGCGTAGACTGAAGAATCCATTGCAAGCACTCCTGGATCAGGTTTCTGATCCCGGAAGCCTTGCCGTCAAGCGCTAAGCGCTAAGCTTCTCCGATAGCTTCGGCGAAGGACGGCGGCTCCGGGGCCTCTTGGCCCAGTGCGCCCTGCCCGTCTTCGGTGATGAGCTTGATCCCCTTCATGCCGCTCTTCGCGACCTGTGCCATCATCTCCTTCATCTGATCGACCATCGCACGCAGCTTCTCTTCCTCTTCCTGCGGCTGCTTGTGATGCGATTCATACATGAAGGCTTCGAAGAGATGGATCGGCAGTTTGAATGCCACCATCTCGTTGACACCGATGCAACCGGCGTATTGGCCGGTCTTGAGCGATGCGTACTCCCAACCAGGGATCTCCGACGCCTTGATCGGCTCATAGCCGAGGCGCGTTCGCCTCTGAATGGAGTCAGCGGGGTTCGTAGTCGTCAACCAGCAGACGTGGTAGCCCGGAATCTTCGGCAGATCCGGGAGGACGGACTGGTAGAACTGCTTGCGAAACTCCGCTAGCCGGTCATCTTCTTGCAGTCTTCGCGTTTGCGCTCGGCGAGTATCCAAGCGACGATCGGGACGTGCACCACTGTGGCTGTCTAGTCTCGCGTCTTGGCCTGTGATCTTACGTACCATTTCTGGCTCCCTCGTTTCAGCGAGCCCCGTTAAGCTCTGTTGTTCTCGCGATCCCATTGCTGGTATCGCTTAAGAAGCGACTTGTACTCGGCGGAACCTTCTTCGATGCCTGCTTCACGCATGGCTTCGAGTCGGTCTGCACTCAAGTACACCTCGTTTGGTCCAAGCTGGCGCTCGGCACCTCCGGAACGGAAGCGCGGACCGCCGCTGCGGCGACGAGGCTGTTCGTCACGGTCTTCGCGGTCGTGGCCGTTGCCCTTGCCNTTTCCGCCGCGCTCNTTGCGCGCCTCGAGATCGCGATCGTCGTCATCGCCCATGTCAGTGTCGCGGCTACGGCCGCGTCCTTTGAATCGATGCGGCAAGTACTTCGCAACTCGGCGATCGAGTTCTTGCCAGTACTCTTCGCTGCGCGGATCGAATCGGCCTTCCGCGGCAAGACGATCATCGATCGTCTGCACGATGGACGTGTCGTCCGGATCTTTGCCGAGCCACGAGTATTTCGAGGCCCACTCCTGCGTTCGCTCACGAATGACCGGATCGAGACCTTCGCGACTTTCGTCTCGCGTCTTCTGTCGAGCCTGCACAGTCTCAAGCTTCGAGAGCTCACTGCGCAGATTGTCGCGGATGCGAGTCGCCTCTTTGTGCGTCTCGCCATCGTGGCGACTCACTGCGTCAGCGATCGTGTCGTCGGCTTTCTCGAGAGCGGCCTTGAACTGCTGGATGCGCCCCTCGATCGTCACTCCTTCCAGAGCATCGAGGCGACGTGCGTTCTCGAGCGCTTGCTTCTCGAGCTGCTCATTGCGCAGTGCGAGGAAGCGATTCTCCCGCACCATGCGGTCGCCCCACTCGCGACGGGCTTTGTTCCGCGACTTGCGTTGACCTCGACGCTGCTCTTTCGAGCGCTCGCGCTCTTGGTCGACGGTTTCCTCTTCGCTGCCGCCGAGCCGCTCGTCGTCTGCCGACACTTCGAGAGAATCGTCCGACTCGTCCTCGCCCGTATCCTCATCAGATTCGGGCTTCTTCGGAGGAGTCTCGTCGGTGACGACTACGAGATCTTCGGTGTCGTCGTCTTTCTCTTTGCCTTCGTCGTTTTTGTCTTTCTCGGCCATTGCTCAACTCACTGCTGTAGGAATGCGACCTGCNCGAGCGGATCACCTTCGATCATGCCCAGCAGATCGAGATCGGTGAAGAGAACGAAAAGCGCTGGATCGGCAGAGCCCGGAACGGGGACATTCCATCGGTCTCCGCCNTACTTGGGGCAACGNACGAAGTCCCCGACCTTGCACCAAGCGCCCTCGGGGTACAGCTCATTCGTGGTTTGATTGTGGAAAGCCAGCGGACCGAGCGCAATGACTTTCGCGACCTGAGTGTTCCATTGCTCAGTCTCGCGGGATTGCTCTGGAACAAACAACCCCGAGGCAGTTCGTGTCATCGGCGTTCGGATCTGCACAAGCACCCGATTGCCGAAGGGTCGAACTCCTGGCGGAACATCGGGGAACGCTTGCTCGAGCGAGCGATACCCCAACACCGACCGAGTGGGGAGATCGACCACGGACAACACACTACTCTCGTTCGTCACTCTCTTGGCCTATGACTTCCTGCAACAACTGCTCGGCACGAGTGAGCCCGTCGATGAAGCCGCAGTGCTTTCCGTACTCGAACGTATCGCGTCCTTTCGGGGTGCTCAAAGCCTCCACGGCGTAGTCGGGCTTCAACTTCTTGAGCCGCTCCAAGTAGCGGTCGAGGATACTAGCGCCGGAAAGTGGTCTTGGCAAAGGACTTTCACCAAGCGCTGCGCTTGGAGTCCTTGTTCGCTGCGCCCGCCGTGTTGGAATCCCCACCGCCCTTGCCGCCGATGAGAGGGGATTTTGATTGCTGATCCGTGGGCTTACCGCTATCTCCCGCCTTCGCGTCGGGGAGATCTTGGCCGAGCTCGCCGGTCATCGCGAGCTTCTTGTGCTGGTTGATGGCACCCATGCTGTTCTCCGCGGAGTGATGATTGACGCGCGGAGACTACACCTCAAGGCTCGAACTGTTCAAGCTGCTCGAATGGCACACGGAAGCCGCTCGCGTGCGCGTGTCCCCCTCCTCCGTAGAGCTTCGCGATTGCCCCCACGTCTGCACCATCATCACGCGAGCGAAGCGAGAAAACTCGACCTTCCGGCGTATCCCAAAAGCACCCAGAAAAAGGATGAGGCGTCACATCATCAGCAATCGTCCCATCAGGTTTCTTGCCGTAGAGATCCCGCTCACACAGCAAGTGACCAGCATCACTCGTCATCGTGTATGGCAGGTTCGCGACGGGGACAACGACTGTATCGTAGTGGAAGAAACCATCGGTAGTTGTTGGGTCCATTCTTGGCACACGGAATTTCATCGGCCGCGTGACGATGGTGACAAGCTCGGCGATGTCTTTGTGGTGCTTGCGCTCAAGAGCTTCCCCCTCGCGACGGAAGTCTTGCAGCTCGAGCGGCCCCATCGCCATCAGCTTGTCCCAGACCTCGAAGTCGTACGGATACGAGAAGAGGTTCGCCTGGACCGCGCGNGTCTCCGAGAACTGGAAGCGCCAAAGATCGCGATCCTCGATGAAGTTGATGAGCATCGGCCGCGTCTTGAAAGGGTGAAAGAAGTCCCACGCAAGCCCTGCTCCGGAACGTTCCATGTCGAAGACAGTGGTGATGAAGCCGGGATAGAACGGCTCGGAACTCAAACCTTCTACCTGATATGCGTCCCATGTCTGTTCAGACAAAAGACCGTCCCATTCGAAAATTTCTTTGTCGTGTCGCTCGTCCTTAACCGGAACCATGTCCTCCATCGCTGTCTTGTGATGATCGAGCACGAGGATCGACTTCGCGGACTTCGCGAGTTCCAGCATCACATCGCGCTTGTAGCAGAAGTCGACGAAGATCACGTCTCGCCCGGTTACGTCGGGAGGAGCGTTCTGGTAGACGCCGGGGTAGAACTCGACGTTCTCTTCGCCAAGTGCGTGACGTACGCACCAAGCAGCCCCGAAACCATCGGCACAGTTGGAATGGTAGATGCAGAGAGTTTTCATTGTTCTTGTTCTCCGTTGTAGAAAGAGGTCGAGTCGGCTAAGAGACCGTACCTAGCTGTACGTAGCTACCGAATTGTACTTGTTCGGCGGCGCGTTTTCAGGCACCCGATCCGGAGGGATTGATACCCGTGCCAGTCGAGAGGTTCGATTTCCCGTCCGACTCTATTTCAGCAGTGGAGATCTTGACGGCGGTCAGGTTGTCCTGAGTGTTCCGCCGCTCTTCGGACTCCAATTTCGCAGCCGTCCTGTCGTCCTCGGCTTGCTCCTTGTGTGCAAGCTCTGTGAGCCGAGCATTGGCCTCCTCAGCTTGCCTTACGCCTTCGCTAGCCAGTTGGTCGGCAGTGGCTTGCTGTTCCGCTGAAAGCTTTGCGACCTGGAGCTGCTGGTCCTCGGACCGGGCCTGCCTTCGCTCTTGAAGGTCGATAACCTGTTGCTGGCTCTTCGCGGCGAGTTCTTTCTCGCGCGTCTGCGCCTGGATCTGAGTAGCCTCGCGCTTCGCTTGCACGTCGGCCATCTTGTTCGGATCTTGCGGAATCTGCGGGGGCGGCTGGTACTGCGCCAGGATCTTTTGCGCTTGCATGATCGCGGCAGGGATCTGCGCGAATACTTTCATCGCGTCTTGCACGACGCCCTCGGATGCGTCAGCAAGCGTTTTATCAAGCTCCGCTCGAGTTTCCGGATCTCGCTGCTTCATCACCATCGCGACTGCATTGTCCCCGAGATCGGGGACGAGATGCTGCTGCAACTGATCGTGGAACTGGTTCACGTACCAGTATGCAACATGTTCCTTCAAGTGCTGCAACGCCGCAGGGATGAAAGTCGGAACGATGATCGGCAACTGCCCCAGCACGGGCGACATCAAGTAATCGATGAGCGTCTTGATGTGCGCGAGATGATCTTGGTCGGGGAACGCGGCGACAGGTTGACCCAGCGTCATCGCCACATTCTCGTTGACTTGGTTCATCTCCTGGGGCTTGGGCTGCGGAATCAGGAGTCGATCGATGTTCTGTATCCGAGCCCTCTCGAGGAGTGTCCGTTCCGTCTCTCGACGATCGTAGATGTCGGGATTCGCGGTCGCGCGATCCGCAACGATCTGCGCCTGCGCGATGCGCTGCACGTCAGTGAAGATCTCCGGGTCCGCGACCGGAATGCAGTCGAGCGGTCCTTCGAAGTCGTCGCGTCGAGCCAGCACTTCGCCCACATCGTTCTTGACCTCATCATCCGTGAGGTACATGCGGTCGATGCGATGTAGCACGTTGATGACGTAATCCATCGCATGAAAGAGCCGCAGATGGATCGCGGCCATCACGCGCATGCCTTCTTCGATCAACGCGAGCGTCGTGCCGACCGGCATGTCGGTGCGCCCTTCGGAGAGCTGCTCCATCGCGACGTGGATCGCGCCTTGCCCTCGATCGGTGAGGAAGCTCAGTAGTTGGAAGAGCGTGGCAGAGGGGCCGGGGAACGGAATAGGCATCAGCAAGTCTTTGATGCTCTGCGAGCCTGTGATGCCACCCTCGATCTCGACGACGTTCGTCTGCCCGACACGCTGCGTCTGCCCGTTGAAGTTCGAGCCNTTGAGCTTGAGCANCGTNTGGCTGTTCTGAATGAGCGCTGCATCGAGNAGNGCNCGTAGAGCTCCAGTCGCAGCTCCNGAGAGCGAGCCGATNAACTGGTTGAANCCTACGGAGTACGCTCCTCGCCACGGTAGNCACGGNAACTCGACGACCCACTGCATCCGATCGCAGAACTCGTCTTCGGATTCCCAGTTACGAACGACCGATACGATGCGCCGCGTCGTCTCGTCGATCGAGATCAAGTACGGCACACGCTCCTCCGGATCTCCCTCCGGCCGCTGCTTGAAACGATAGTTCATCGAGCACTCGTGCACGACACGAATGCCGTCTTTGTTCTGCGCGGGCTCCTGTTTGCCCTCGACCTTCTCGGTTGCCTTCTCGGCCTTGGTGAGCTCGGGCGTGACATTCGTCGGCGCGATCTCGGGCTTCGACGCCGCATCGATCTTCACGACGTACTCAGGCGGAACGATGTAGAGCCCTTCGTCGATGCGCGCCTGGAACTCGAGCTGCGTCACCTTCTCGTGATACGTCTGCCGTTCNGCCGTGTAGAAGTTCGACGCCGCGTAAGGGATCGACACTTCGTCTATCGCGAGGAACCTNGGCACCGGACGCCTGCGTGCCTTCGAATAGTCGGGGACGAGTCGCATGTACATCGACCCGCCCATTGGAACCTGAGTGAGGAGCTTTTCGAGTTCCGTGCGGAACTCCGGCATCTGGCGCTTGAACTGCCAGTTCATGTACTCCTTCTTGCGCTCGGCCTTCTTCATCCGCTCCGGCGAGACTTCCTTGCCAGGAACGAATACGCGCACGGGGCCGTTCGGAGGCATCAGCTCCTTGATCGCTCGAGCCGCGAAGTCGAACGCGGCTTGCGAGAGCATCGGGTCGACCGCTTTCGATGCCCCATCGAACTGTTGCCCGCCAGGAGCATCTTTGCCCAAGCCGGTGCGTTTGATCGCTTCGGCGTATTGCTCGTCACGTTCTTTGCGAGCCTCTTTGTCGAGACGGATCGCTTCGAGAAGATTGCCGGCGAGCGTCTCGAGTTCGATCGGGTCGAGCTCGGGGACGAGGTTGTCGTAGAACTCGGCAGTCTGAGCAACTTCTTGGTCTTCTTCTTCCTCGTTGATCTTGGCGACTTTGCCGCCGTCTTCGTCGAGCTCGTCGTCCTCGGAACCCTCCTCATCATCGACGGTGGCGACTTGTCCCTCCTCGTCGTCGGTGGGTTTCGAGCGTGGACTCTGCGGGAGATCAACCGCTGTGGGGTCCATCAGAAGTGCTCCTTAGCCATCGTACGGGTTCACTCGCTGTCGACTCTCGATCTTGCGACGTGCCTCGGCAGCCGCTTTGCGGCGTTCGTCCTCTTCATCGCGCGGGATAGTAAGCGATCCGATGTGGTGATCCAAGTAGTACCGAGCCGCCTGAGTCGTGGTGTCCAGCAAATCATCGTGCTTGAGCGATCCCTCGCCAGTGTACGTGCAGACCTGGNTGATGACGGGCTCNGCCCANGCGCGGAACTGCCCTGGCAACGAATCGCTCTCNACCGCCCAGACTCGACCATGTGCCCAGAGCAGCGAGACTCGATGTAGCCGTCCCAACTTGTCCATGCTGCCGGGGTTGTACGGCTGCGCAAGAATGTCTTCGACTGCGAGCGATTGAATGAGTGACTTGCCCGAGCTCTTCTCTTCGATCAGCAGCAGATCGATTCCTTTGCCTTGCGGAGCGGGAGTGTGCTTGTTTCCAATCAAGGGGCGCAGCATGACTGGCCCTTCGATGATCGCTCCGTACTTCTTGCGCCGCTCGCGCTTCACTTTCTTGATGAGATCCGGGAAGCCCAACCATTCTTCCCACGCATCGAGCAACATCATGTGCTTCGTTGCAGGCTTGCCATGACTGAAAAGCCCCCACACGGTACACGCAGTCGGATCGTTCTCTTGCTTCTTCTTGTCGTGCGTCTCCTCCGTGAACGCAGTGTCGAGCGAGAGCACGATATGCTGGAAGCGCGGCAGCGGCTTATCCGCAGGCCACATGCGCCACTGCGATCGCTTGATGAAGCCTGCCTCCTCGGGGTCGAGCACCTCGCCGCGGATTTCTTGCCGGCCGATCTTCGTGCCTTCGTACTTGGCGATGTTATCGAAGTAGCTCTTCGTCAGATTCTCGCGATTCTCATACGTAGATCCTGAGACGACCACCACGTCCTTGCGCTTCATGAGATCGCGAATGAATACCGAGGGCTTCGGTGTGCCCGTCACCATCAACCGAGGATGATCCCCAAGACGCAACCCAAATTGAATGTTGTCCCACGCATCCTCTGGGTACATCCACGAGGCGATCTCATCGAGCCATGCGCCTGCGTGTTGCGGACCACGCAATCGTTCCGGGGTATCGCCCGCGAAGCCGCGGATGATCGAGCCAGTCCAAAGAGTGATCGAAGGCAGCGCGAGATTCTTGTCCACAATGAGTTGTGGAGGAATCACGGCATAGAGTCCAGTCGGACCTTCGAAGCAGGTATAGCGAACGTCGTCTTTGGTCGGAGCGACGACGCAATACATCGAAGGGAACGATGCCGCTTCGATCCCTAGCCAGTTGGACCCAGCGAGAGTCTTTCCGAAGCCACGTCCCGAGCGGATGACCCAGATGTTCTTGATGAACTGATCGAACTCTTTTGGCGGAAGCTGCTTCTCTCGAGCGAGGGCCTTCCACACCATCCGCCAACGCAGGAAGTGAAGCTCCTGCGGAGTAAAGGCAGCGAGTTCGGTCTTGAACGGCTTGAGCGTCTTCGGCAGTCGCTCGAGGTCGATCTCGTAGTCGAACTCCATCTTTCGATGGAGCGACCCGAAATTGATCGAGAGAACTTGCGGCGAAGCGGCCACGCCGCGCAGCCTAACAGCTCACTAGCCGTTCGGGAATTTCTTGTTGAANCACCANGCGAGCCACACGNCATCNGACAACTTCATGCGTGTGCAATAGACATC